AAAGAAGCTGCATCTGCAGAAGATGTACCTGCACCGAATGTAACATTACCCCAAGTACCAGCTGCAGAAGAATTGTTTGTTAAATAAAAATACTTAGATATGCCAACAGGTACAGCTACTGAATTTTGACCATTAAAGTCTGTAATGGTAAATGAATTTGAACCAATATTGCGGAATAAAATATCTGCGCCAACCGTTCCTTGATCCGCTTCAGGAAGAAGAATGGTTGGACCATTTACTGTAAATGCGTATTGCCCCACTAAATCAAGACTAATAGATGGGGTAAAAGTAATTTGAGCAAAAGAACCAACAATACCAACACTAACAACGCTGTATGTAGTTGCGTTGCTACCAAAAGTAATTAAAGACCCGGGAGGTAAATTTGTTACAGCAGAGGTATCTGCTGTATTAAACGTGGTAGTTGTGTTACTAGTAATTAAGTAGGAACTTGGAGCCGAAGCAGTACAATCAATAATACGAGTTGCAGGGGCTTGACCAGTACCTTGGTTAACAATAGATGGCCAAAACAATTGGGTATCGGTGCTAAATGACAGCGTTGAATAAGATACGTCCGTTGGAGTAACAACGGTACCAGTAAAGGGTGATGTATAAATTGGTGTTGTCATATATTAAGGTTCCTGAACCGATGTATTGCGATCCATGCGGCGAGAATTGTCTTCTTTCTTAAGCGCTGCAATTGCATCCATATAGTATTGCTTCCAAATAGGTAATTTATCCAAGGCTTTTAAATAGCCTTGTGCTTGGAGTAATGCGCCATAAAGCATGGCTTGTGGTGCAATAGCTGTCCACAAGTTTTGTTGATTGTTTGCATCCAAGGGTTGAATTTCAGCATAGTAGATAATTTCTACTGGATAGCTTTTGTCTGGCTTTGGTGCAAAATTCCAGTTATTATAATCGTAGTCTGCGTAATACTGTGGCTGACCGTTAGAGGATTCAGACAGGTATTGAGACACATAGTCTTGACTGCGAAGTAGCACAGGTTGTCCGTTAACCTTCATAGAAACAGTCTTACGCCATCTTGCCGGTTTGTTTAAAACTGTTTGATTTGTTGCTAGATTAGTTTCCACAACAATTAACTGCAAATAAGTTTTTAACTCTGCGGCAATAGATGACTCTGCCAAGGCGATGAGGTTAGGAATCTGCGCAACAAAGTCAGCATCATTACGCTCCATGTATTGCTGGATATTTAACACCAGCGAGTCGTAGTTCATTATTACGCTCATTTTAAAACCTCATAACCATATTTAGCCGCATTTCTGTAAATTCTATTTGTTAATGTAGAATAATTAATTCCAAGATATAAAGCTAAATTTTCTAAACTATCATAAATAATATTTTTATATTTAACTTTCACTTTGCGACGTTCTGAAAATAATTTTTTTTCTTTATCAGATACTTTTCTACCAAACAACCATGGTGTTGATCTAGAAACGCCCTTTAATGGGCTCACATAATTTGGCCCTCTTGGTTGTGTTGTTGGCGGTTTTATGCCGCCTTCAGCTATATTCCAACCAATTTGTTTAGCTGGCCTAATTTTTGATTCTATGTTAAAACAGTATTGTTTTTCACCAAACAAAATAATTTCTTTAATTAAATTGTCCCAACCGTATTTTTTAATTGCATTTTTTAAATGCTTATTACCATTATATTTCCAATGACGAAGCCAACGATTTTTTGGGTTATTGGATACACCAATATACCCCTCATTGAACATGTTGGTGTGATTTTTATGTCTAATCCAATAAACAACATGTGTCATCTGGTATAATATCCTATCGCAGGCTGAAAATAGATTGGAGACTTATCACGATCCTCATCACTAGCATGTTGGAACATCTTATTGGCTTGCAATTCTAAATACTGAATACGATTCATGTCCACATTAGGTAATTGAATGGCTAGTTTATGTGACAGTTGGGCTTGAATTGCTGGTAACCAACGATCTGGCACATAGATCTCATTTGTTAATGATCCCACATCTTGCATCTGAACTTCCACAATTAATTGAAACATCTGGAAGTCATTGTTTGGCACAGGCCATAGGTACATTGAAGGCTCAATAGTACGGTCAAACCAGTACTGCAAAGAGCGCTGGCTTGGGAACTGTTTGTTTGGTAGGTTCCAATAGTCATCGCGGTTTAAACGAGCTAGTGGAATAACCTGTTGGCTGGTTGAGAATACAATTTGTCGAACAGAGAATGTAGGGGCTACGGTCTCACGCAAACGGTAAAACAAATAGGGCGGCGTGGTAGAGATATTAAAATAAGCCCACTCTTTGTCTTTTAAGGTGGTTGTAGGTAATTGCTCTACTGTAGTCCATGTAATACCATCATTACTGACTTCGTAAGCTAAGTTATATGTCTGGGTTCCACCGCCAGTTGCGTAACCATTAAAACCCACATAGTACACAGCTTGCTGTTGTTGATATGCTAAACCAAACCAATTTTCAGATGGGGTTGAGCTTGATGGTATATTAAGATTTTGGTTAAATACTGCTGGAGAGGATGGATTATCGGCAGGAAGATAGGCTGCTGCGGATGAGTTAATTACATAAACCCAGTTAGCTTCACGCACGTCAATAACAGTAGATGGCAACACTAATTGCTGCTGTGCATTTAAAGCGCCATATAATTGGTTTTCCAATAACCACAGATTCACACCCATGTTGGACAAGTCCATCAGGTTGTAAAATAGGGCCTGTTTTGCAGCTCCAATATATTCTGGCGTAACTTCTTCTGCCGTCTTACCAGCATCACGAAACGCATATGAAATTAACTGGTCGACATTAATTTTTGTCTGACCAGTTGTGTTGCTATACGCCATAGATTACTTCTTTCTTTTTACAGAACCGCCAGTACGTTTACTAGTAGGAGGCTTATTGCTAAAATAATCTGCAATACGAGTCATTCTGACAGCTCGCATTTGTTCAGGAGTTGGATTAGCTGGGACACCTTGTTGCTGCATTTGTCTGGATTGCGCTTGAACTTGTGACAATGGGTTTTGAACAGCGCCACCAGTGTCGTACTTTTTAACTTTACCGCCACCACAATAGTGACTACCTTGGGCAGACATCTTAGTAGTTTGTTTAAAATCTTCCATATTATCGTCCTCGTCCAGCAGCTTTTTTCATTACTTTTTGAGGCAGATTTGGTTTGGCTTTACCAGCCTTAACAAACTCTTTACCAACCTTTTTAGGGATGCCAAGGGTTGATTTGCCAGCGGCTGCCGCATACATTGCGGCTTGTTGATCTTTAGATTTAATTGGCATATTAATCCTGATTAGGGTTAATACCAGACGGCATTGCTGAATAATTTGGCTGTTGCTGCATATTCATCTGGTCACCAAGCTGGTTAAGTGAATTTTGACCGCCAACAGCCTGTTGCTGATTTAACAACTGAAGTTGCATGTAAGGCGGTAACTTACGCATCTGTTCCATTAAAGCCAGTTTGTGTGCCTCATCAGACGGTACGCCGGTTGACATACCGTCAGCAAACTTTTTTACTTCACCGCCTTTTTTGTACTTGTTTGGGCCGCCTTTAGCGCCAGATGGGGCTGCTGCAGCTTTAGGACCCGCGGCCACTTTTTTAGCTTCGGATGAACCTGCAGGCTTGCTCTTTTCTTTAGCAACGTCGCTGCCCTTCATAGCAGGCTTAACAGCGCCTTTGGATGGGGCTGCCGCTTTAGCGGGTTTAATGTCTTTAGTCTTTTGGATGTTATCTAAGTCGCCAGAACCTTTTTTGGCTTCGTATACATTGGTTACGCTGCCACCGGTCTTAAATTTCTTAACGGTACCAGTTTCTTTTTTAGCACGGCCGCCACGTTTTAGTTTGATCTCGGTTGGCTCTTTGTCATGTTCGGCTTTGTCATGCTGCTTAAAAGCCTTTTTAATCATCTTTTTGTCTTGCTCAATATCGTCTTTGCAAGCAGCGCCGCCTTCTTTCATCTTCCCACCGTAGCACATTGCTTTAGGCTTAACTTTGCCGCCTTCTTTAAAGCATTGCATCTTGGGTAATGTATTAAATCCGTCCATTTGGGTATCCTCGAGGTTGTTATTATTGGGTATTGATCAGATACCCTATTTCTAAATATACAGAAAGTAAGACTTTTTTGCCCTAAATATCGGCCAAAAATGTTTCTCTTTCACGTTTGCGGCGGTTAACCAATACCTCTGGTTTGTTCCACATCAAAATAGCGTCTGCCGCGCCTTTTAGGTCATTTTCGTTAATCTTCTTAACTACGGTAGACTTGGCAAAGTTAGTGCCTCCAATATTGAAGCAGAGGCTGTATAGGGC